TTTATATGATAACTAATAAAATAAATGGTAAAAGATATATTGGTTCCTCTAGAAAAGACAAAATAGATGAAGACTATTATGGTAGTGGAAAAAGAATAAAACATGCTTTAAAAAAATACGGTAAAGAAAATTTTATTAGAGAAATTTTATGGGAGGGTATAGGAGACGCTCGTACTATAGAAACTGATTTTCTTATTAAATATAATGCAGCTGATGATCCATCATATTACAATATGACTAACGATGCTAGAGGGAATAATATTCATAAAGAAGAAACTAAAAAAACTATATCCCAAAAATTAACAGGAAGGAAATTTTCAAAAGATATATGTAATAAAATATCCTTAGCCAAAACCGGTAAACCTAATTCTAAAAAAGGTAAATCTGATAGTCCTAAACCTAAAGTATCAAAGGAACATAAAGGTAGAACAAGTCCTAATAAAGGAAAAGGTAAACAAGTAGCTTTATATAAAACATCTGGTGAATATATTAAAACATATTCTAATTATAATAAATTAGCCCTAGATTTAAATATCAATCCAGAAACAGTAAGATGTCAATTAATAGGTAAAGCTAAAACTATATGTAATAAACAATATAAAGCACAATATGTATAATAAATTATTAGGATTAAAATCAAATTTCACAGGTTTTTGGTAAAAAATATATTATAAAAACATCATGATAAAATTAATCGATTTATTAAAAGAATCACCTCAAAGTGAGTACCCACCATATATGTATTCTCCTATAGGATTTGGATGTCATGTATGTAAATATCATTATATGGAAGAAGATAAACATATGTGTTCAAATAAATATTATCAAGAATATATCTCAGAACAATTTCCTGATCTAGAAAACTCAGCTGAATTGGTTGATAATAATGGTAAACCAATTGAAGATCCTTCAAAATGGTGTTCGAATTGGTTTATGCCTAAGAAATAAAACATACATATAACCAAAATGGAAGATTTAAAGAAAATACAAGAGTTTTTTTCTAAACCTATAAATGAGGTAGGTGAGGCATCAGCTCAACCGTATGAGTATAAACTAGACGCTGAAACTTATTATAAAGTTGAATATACATTTACTACTGATTCTGGTTTAGATTACATAGTTAAATTTGATCTAGATGATGATATGGCAGATGTAGTTTTTTTAACGAAACAATCTTTAGATATTGCAAGATCAGGAGGTAAAAATGTATTTCTTCAAACATTTAACAAAGGAGAACTTTTTAAAGTTATGGCTACTATAACTAACATTGTTAAGGAATTTTTAGAAAAATATACTGACATTAAAACGTTAGTTATATCTCCATCTAAAGAAGATGATACTGATAATCAAAGAGCTAAGTTATACTCAGCTTTTATTAAAAAGAATATTGCCCCTAACAAGTATTCATTTGAAGAAAATGGAAAAGAAATAAAAATTACAAGAAATCCAGTTAATGAAAATCAAAATGATCCAATAGATTCAATTAAAATGGATGTTCCATTATTTCTTCGTTCTTTAGAATATGCTAGAGAAGATGCTAAGGATGATATGGACTTACATGATTTTACTGAAAAGGCAATTCAAGGTACTAAACAAAAAGGTACTTTATCAATGGCGGATTATGATGATCTAACAAGACAAAAAATAAAAGAAATAATCCAACAGGTTATCTCAGAACAAAAAAAAACTAAAAGAGATCGTTGCCTCCGTATAGCAGATCGCAAATTTGATAAACCATCAGCTTATAAATCAGGAGCAGTAGTTAGATGTAGAAAAGGTGATATTTGGAAAGATTTAAAAGAAGAACAAATGTCCCCCCAAGAAATTATATCTAAAATAAAAACATATAGAATTCCATATAAAGAATTTAATCAGAAAATGAAAACTGATTGGATTCCTATGTGGAAAGAAGAGTATGGTAATGACATAGCTCACATTAATGAACTAGTTGCACGCCATTTATTGTATCAAATATCAGAAGATTTATTTGGTGGGGTTGAAGAAATAGAATTTGCAAATAAATCTAAAAATCCTACAAATCATTTTCAAATGATTATGTATTTAGGTGATGTAATTTTATGGACTAGTCCTTTTATATACGTTGACAACAATCATAAAGCTATCGCCAGACGATCTGAAATTAAAGTTTTAAATAATGATTATGATGATATAGGGGTGCTAAAAGAAGACGAATCCCTCCATAAATGGTTTAAACGCTCTGGCACACCAGGTAAAGAGGGTGGTTGGGTTGATTGTAATGCACCAATCAGAAAAGATGGTAAAATAACAGGATATAAATCTTGTGGTAGAAAAGAAGGAGAAAAACGCTCAAAATATCCTTCATGTCGTCCAACTCCTGCAAAATGTAAAGATAAGGGTAAAGGAAAAACATGGGGTAAAACCAAATAACATACATATAATAAAATGAAAATAATGTTGCATAAATTGGTTGTCGGCTTAACCTTAATATTTAAAACTATGAAAAAACTATTTAGCCGTACGTCTTTAATCATGCAAATCTTCCAAGATGATAAAGGTAATTACTCCAGCAACCGCTTTGTTGGAATTATGTGTGCATTATCACTTTGTGTAACTATGTACCACAACCAATTCACTACAGAAGACATTGCTCCTGCTCCTATGTTGATTCAGTCAGTAGCAGCATTAGCTTTTGGTGCTTTAGGTTTGGGTGCAGCAACTCGCATCTTTAAAAAAGATAAAGACCAAGAATAAATTTATTATATTAAATAGTTATGTCAAGACCATATAGGGATATTTTCTCATCAAACAATACTATAATAAGAGAGTTTGGAGATGACATAGACCCTATTGAACTTATGTGGCATAGGGATCTTAAATCCCGTATCATTACTGTACTGGAAGGACAAGATTGGTTTTTTCAGCATGATAATTGTATGCCTATTCGACTTGAAACAAATACCCACATATTTATACAGGAACAAACTTACCATCGTTTAATTAAAGGGCAAGGAAAACTAATATTACAAATACAAGAACTATGAAAATTACTAGACAAGAATTTACAAAAGCAATCAGAGAAGAAATCATTGAGATGTTATCTGGTGATAATAATCCTATGACAGACCAAATTTTTACTTTTGGTAATAATCCTATGACAGACCAAATTTTTACTTTAATCAATCAAGCTAATCTATCAGATGACGCTAAAGAGGTAATGATGAACTGGATGAAAGATACTGATAATCCTCAATCTATTATAAACTATCTTAAAGGAACAATGAATGAATCCACTATTGAAGTTAAACCTGAGGATACTATTGAAATAGTTAAAGAGGTAGATGAAGATGAAATTGATAAAAAAGCAACTAAAGCTGCTTCATCTGGTAAAAAAGATTCAATTATCTCATTAGCCAACCAACTCGTTAAAGTTGCTACTGAAATGAAGTCATTAGCTAAAGAATACAAATCAGCTAAAGAAGGTAAAGAAACTGAAAAAGAAAAAGAAATTTTATCTAAATTAAAAGAACTTACCGCTCAAAAGAAAAAGCTTGAAGCTAAATTAAGCTAATAAAAATATGCCTACTGACATAAAAGACATAATCCGGCAGGAGTATGTTAAGTGTGCGAGTGACCCCGCTCACTTCATGCGAAAATACTGTTACATCCAGAATCCAACAAGAGGAAGAGTTTTATTTAATTTATACCCCTTTCAGGATAAAGTTTTAAACTTATGGAAAGATAATCCTTACTCCATAGTTTTAAAATCTCGTCAGTTAGGTATCTCAACATTGGTGGCAGGGTATTCTTTATGGTTAATGTTATTCCATAAAGATAAAAACGTATTATGTATAGCCACTAAACAAGAAACAGCCAAAAACATGGTTACTAAGGTAAAATTCATGTATGATAATTTACCTTCTTGGCTTCGAATCTCCGCAGATGAAAAAAATAAATTAACATTACGATTATCAAACGGTTCCCAAGTCAAAGCAGTATCTGCTGCCTCAGATGCAGGCCGTTCAGAAGCCGTATCTATGTTAATTATAGATGAGGCTGCCTTCATTGATGGTATTGATGAAATATGGGCATCTGCTCAACAAACTTTAGCAACGGGTGGGGGAGCAGTTGTATTATCAACTCCATATGGTGTTGGTAACTGGTTCCATAAAACCTGGACTAGAGCTGAAGCACAAGAAAATGATTTTTTACCTATTAAATTACCTTGGTACGTACACCCAGAACGAAATGAAGAATGGAGAAAACGTCAAGATGAACTTTTAGGTGACCCTAAATTAGCAGCCCAAGAATGTGACTGTGACTTTAACACATCTGGTGATATTGTATTCCATTCTGAATGGATAGACTTTATATCTCAAACCTCAATTCAAGAACCTATTGAACGTAGGGGAGCAGACAAAAATTTATGGATATGGGAACCTGCTGATTATTCAAGAGAATATATGGTAGTAGCAGACGTAGCTAGAGGAGACGGAAAAGACTACTCAGCATTCCATGTAATGGATATTGAAAGTAATGTTCAAGTAGCAGAATTTAAAGGACAACTACCTCCAAAAGAATTTGGATATTTCCTAACAGGTATATCCACTGAATATAATAACGCTTTACTTGTTGTAGAAAATTCAAATATTGGATGGTCAACTATTGACGCTATTATTGAAAGAGGATATAGAAACTTATATCATGCCCCTAAATCTGAAACACATACATACGAATCATATTTTAACAAATACGAATCATCCTCAAATACAGTACCTGGATTCAGTATGAATCTAAAAACACGTCCTTTAGTAGTAAATAAATTTAGAGAATATATTGGTGATAGATCAGTAATTATTCGATCTAGACGTTTACTAGAGGAAATGAAAGTATTTGTATGGAAAAATGGAAGACCTGAAGCCCAAACTGGGTATAATGATGATCTTGTTATGTCATTTGGTATAGGAATGTATTTAAGAGATACATCTTTAAAGTTTCAACAACAAAGCCTAGACTTATCTAGAGCAGCCCTCAACAACATATCAAGCAATAAATATGGATATTCTGGCGCCTACTCAGGTCATAACAACCAAAATCCATATAATATGAATGTAGGAGGAAAAGATGAAAGTATTCGTTGGCTTTTCTAAAATTTTTTCTTATCATATATGACATACGTATAACATATGGCAGACAAAAGACTATTTCCTAGATTAAAAAGATTATTCTCCACAGACGTAGTAATACGAAATGTAGGGGGAAATCAACTCCGTGTAATGGATATTAATAAAATCCAACAATCAGGAGAACTTGAAACAAACTCATTAGTAGACAGATTCAATAGAATATATACGAATCAGCCAACTTCAATTTACGGCCAACAATTTAACTTTAATTATCAGACATTACGTCCAACATTATATTCTGAGTATGATGCTATGGATACAGACGCTATTGTAGCCTCTGCTCTTGATATTGTGGCTGATGAAAGTACATTAAAAAATGACTTTGGTGAGGTACTTCAAATTAGAAGCTCAGATGAAAATATTCAAAAAATTCTATACAATTTATTTTATGATGTATTGAATGTTGAATTTAATCTTTGGCCATGGATTAGAAATATGTGTAAGTATGGAGATTTTTTCTTAAAACTAGAAATCTCTGAAAAATTTGGAGTATATAATGTTATTCCATATACTGCATTCCATATTGAAAGACAAGAAGGATA